CCTATATGTATTCATCGTTGAGCCACCGAAGCTGTGTGGTGTGTGGACGCCCTGCTGATGTCCACCACATTGACACAGTTGGAATGGGTAACGACCGAAATCTGGTAGACCACAGAGAAAAGAACCTGATTGCATTATGCCGAGTTCACCACAATGAAGCACACAACATTGGGTGGCCAGCATTTGAACAGAAATATCACGTTAAGGGTATCAAGTTGGACCCTGAAACATTGCAACGTCTTGGAATTATGACATTCAAGCGAATGGAGGAAATAGACAATGATAAATCGCGTCGTATTAGTAGGACGACTAACCAAGGACGTTGAGTTGCGATACACAACGTCAGGTGCAGCAGCTGGTTCATTTACGCTTGCTGTTAACCGTCAATTCACTAACTCAAACGGTGAGCGTGAGACGGACTTCCTTAATGGGGTTATTTGGCGTAAGTCAGCTGAAAACTTTGCCAACTTCACTTCTAAGGGGTCGTTGGTGGCGGTTGAAGGTCGCTTGCAAACTCGTAACTACGAGAACCAACAAGGCCAACGTGTTTATGTAACGGAAGTTGTCGTTGATAACTTCTCATTGCTAGAAAGCAAGGCAGAAAGTGAACAGCGACGAAACCAAAGCGGTGGCAATCAGGTACAAGGTGGTTTCAATTCTGCGCCAGCACAAGGTCCATCGAATGGTCAGCAACCACAACAAGGTGGATTCACACCTAATCAAATGTACGGTAACGATGCAACTTCGTTTAATGAAGATGATCTACCATTCTAGGCGGTGAGATATGGCGGAAGATTTTAAAGGTGTTAATTACTATCTAAACACGCCAGCAGTTGTAGCTCATGACAACCGATTGAAACCAAACGCAAAACTATTCTTTGGTGAAATTTACTCATTAGCTAATGTGTACGGTGACGTTTATATCAGTAATGCAGCACTTGCACAACGATACGAATTAACGGTTGATGCTGCTTCTAGGCTCATCAGTCAATTGGTGAAATATGGATACATCACGATTGAATTGCATTACAAGGAAGGTACTAAGCAAGTTATTAAACGCAGTATTAAGGTGAACCCCCTACCGGATAAATAGTCTATACCCTACCGGACAAAAAGTCTAGGAGAAGAACACATATTAATAACACATATTAATAACACAGTCCGCCGCCGGAAGAGCCGCTTTCATAGTATAGGGGATTTGGCGTGTACAAACGGTGGCGGACGGAACGGAAGGTAGTTTCAATGATTACACGAAACAACCCCCAAATTATGCGAGAGTGGACCGCTAACGAGATAGAGCCGAACAAATATACGGCTGAAGACATCTATTATTTCTTGACTGATATTGCCAGGGTTGCTCCGAGCGAACAAGAAGCTCGAAAGATTTTAATTCTGGCAATTCGAGCGGCCAAAAATGAAGGTGGCTACTCAAGTGCATATGTGAAGAAGAAAGTGGAGCTTTGGTTGTCTAACGGCCTTGCAACTTCTGAACAAGTTGGGGAATTTGAGAAAAATAGGAGCCTGCGGGGTCAAAAAGGAAAATTTGGTCAGCCATTAAAATTTGAAAGCGGGCCCAGCAAGCCGACTGCCGAACAGATTGATCAACAAAATCAGCGCATGGCAAAAGAGCTTGGCTACGCATCAGTTGAAGATATGGCTAAGGGGACAGCAGAGAAGCTGTCAGAACTTAGAAGGACACGAGCTGACCGATTAGCCGCTAATGCGTCAAACGGGCGCACAGCGAACGGCAGGCGTGTTGTGCAGCGTTTCTAAAATATTGGGTGTGTCAGAAATGACGGGTTAGTGTGGGTAACAAAGGAGTAAACATGGGAATTAAGCGTATTGAGCTGTATGAGTTCAGTGAGCATGCAGCAGAGCAATTGAAGAGCCGATTCAAAACGGAGCGAAATAATTGGAAGAACTGGCTGACGTCATTCAACATGGATGCAGAAATGGTCAAGATGAAAAATAACGGCACACAAGTATGGCATAGCGGTGAAGTTGGTATGGTCATCAATCCTCACAGCAAGGTCATTGTGACCGTTTATCACATCTTCTCGAATGATTTCCCAGATGAACTCAAAACCGACCTTGCAAAGGCGGCACAACGTCTAAAAATGGATCACATCAGTGCATTTTCGCATGACATCTACCGCGATAGTGCAAAATTTGCATACCTATCCTATGACACTAGCGAAGAAGATGCAGATAACTTCTACAAAATGACGGTTGAACGCATTCGAGACTTGGAGCATAAGGCAGATGAGTCAATTAAATATATCGAGGGATTGAATCAACTGATTATTCTCAAGAACGACGTAGCAGAAGAAGTCGATTAAACATAAACAGCCAAGGGTAAAAAGACTGTAAGCCCGTATGTGAAGGAGATTTACGGTGAAAAATGAAGAACAAACAAATGCCGAATTAGCAAGGATTAGTTTGGCTGGGACTTCGGTTCAAGGGTCATACGTTGAAACTGACAACCGAGTACAAAGCGATCGATTCTTGTTGAATACGATTGAGAGTGAGCGCGAGGAACGCATGGAAGCTACCAGGGATACCATCAACACACTTACTACGCTCGGTACAAATGACTTTGTCCTTTGGAAAGAGTTACGCAAGCATGAAATTGTTTTGAACGTGGTTATCGGTTTGGAAACAGGTTTGCTAATCGCAATAATGTTAATCGTTTGGCAGACGTTGAATTGATGGAGGTGTGACGACATGGGTAAGAAGACGCCTAAGTACACTGTGTTCAACAAGAACATGGGTGGCAGATTCCATAAGCCAGTTTCGAGCGGTGACAACCTTTTGTTACTGAAGGAACGCTATTTTAGTGATGCATACGAAATTGTGCGCACGGCAGATTTAGTCGAACGTGAGGAGTGGTAATCATGGGAGTGACTGCAAAGCAGACGAAGGAATACGCAGAAGGACGTGGATACATGAACTGGTTGGAGTTCCGTGAAGACGTTGGTTACAACGAAGCGCGCGAAGCATTGAAGCAGATTGAGTTGGAGGATCATGCGTAAGTATTACTATTTTCGAGATAAGCAAGGCTACTTCAAACTCGCTTATACGCCAGAAGGCAAGCGTGTGATTGCGCGGACGTGGAACAAGCGCCAGGCATATCGCACAAGTAGCAAGTGGCTCATCAAGCATATGGTCAGCAAGTGGTTAGTTGGCTATTACTATTGGGTAGAAGAAGGATAAACAAAAAGCGCCAGACAGAAGTCCAGCGCCATGTAAAAGAATTTAGGGAGTAAGTTCATTTTAACATGGTTCGGAGGACGTAGGAATGGCACTTTTACCAGCGGTGAATGAGAAGGCAACAAGAGAAGCGGTTCGAGAGTTTTTTGATAGTGAGTGGCCACGTATTGTTAACATGGCTGATATGGGATATGTTGATTTGAAGTCAGTTGAAATTTCAGACATGCCAAGTGCACGATCATTTGGTAATGCTAACGATGAACGATTTACTAATCACGCTAACGCTGTGTACTACTACGATGCCGTTGTCCATGCCATCAAGGTTATGACACAGCCACACAGGCACTTCATGTGGTTGCGATACGTCCGACACTTAGAATGGTTACAAGTAGAAGCACTGACTGGTTACAGCACTAGACGTGGTCAAGAGATTATCGATGAAGCGTTTCTGTTGTTCGCTGATAGTTTTTCTGACGTTGATGATCTGCGAGTTAAGGAAAGCAGCAGTTATTAGTTGCGCAACTTATTAATTATTTATTGACTATTTAACCAAGTGGATATACTATTTGTGTGTAACATATTATAGATAACCTGAGGGGGGTACGATCATGGCTTTAGAAGACAAGATTGATGGCGCAAAGGATCAAGTAGCAGGTAAGGCGAAGGAAGTTGAAGGTAAGGTTACTGGAGATGAAACTCGTGAGGTAGAAGGTAAGGTCCAAGGACTATTGGGTAAGGCCAAGGATGCCTTTGGAGATGTTAAGGATGCTGCGGAAGATGTAGTTGAAGACATCAAGGAAAAGTTTGATAAGTAATTTTTAATACTTCCGAATGCGTACTCGCTGTATTTGGAAGTATTCTTTTGTTCCTTTAGCTCAGTTGGTTAGAGCAGACGGCTCATAACCGTCCGGTCACTGGTTCGAGACCAGTAGGGAACATGGCATGGATTGATAGATCTTAGGCCTTTTCATCCCTATATGGCCACAACACTCACCCAGATGTCTATCAATCTTTGCTTTTATAAGCCGATATGGCGGAACTGGCATACGCAGCGGACTTAAAATCCGTCCCTTAATTGGTTGTGGGTTCGAATCCCACTATCGGCATATTCACATCAGGTAGCAATCAGTTAGATTGTTACCTTTTTATTTTATTTTGACTAATTTTACGAAGAAAAAGCGCGTATATGGTTCATAAGTGCCGCGTGCAGGGTGCGGGTGTTCCAAGTTATTATGATAGAGTACCAAAATTGAAACAAAGCATGTGTGGCGGAATAGGTCATCTGTCAGGTGCAAATCCTGACCACATGCATCACATAGCAAAAAATAAATTAAAGGATAATCTTCCTTGTATTTGTTTTAAACGACACTACCAGTTGCTGTGTCTGGCGTACATACTCAAAACTATTAAGGATAAACTTTGATAGTTATTACCGTGCAAGGAGCTTGTATGTGCTGCCTGTTTTTTATTTTAGGGGGTGACGTATAACTATGATGTATTTTATTTTCTGGATGTTTTTCGGTGTCGGCTTGGCATATTGGTTGGGCTATCAAAGCGCACGTTCTTCATCTGATCAAAAGAGCAAAGATAGAAATAATGACCGCGATAATGGGTAAGATAAACTCTTTTAAGTTGTTAATAACTATGAATTCAATTGAATCCCTATTTGTATTAGAAAGAAACTCCCAAATAGTCAGTTTTGCGTTTTGGAAAAATAAAGACGCAATCTGAAATACAGTTAGTGAAATTAGTAGTGAAATTATCATAGTTTCCGGGATTGAAAAAGTGACAACTATCACGGGAGATTTACTAGTAAGGTTTAAAGTAATTATTGAAGTGACTCCGCCTAAAAAAAATGGTGATAGACCTAAAATAGTTTGCCAACCCTTTAAAGTATTGGCTAAATTCTCCGATAATGCGAACAGGAACAATTGAATTGATAGTGAAAAAACGGTGGACGTTATCAATAGTTGATTCTGATTAAGGCCCAGCCGGTTGATAAAGTCATGTAAAAAATTGAAATTGTAGTATTTGAATGACAAACAGAGGATGACGCTATAGAAAATTGCAAACAGGCTAACTGATGTTGTTGTGGAGAAAACTTTGTAATTGTTTTTCATTTATACGTCACCTTTTATGTTAATTTATGAATAGTATATCAAAGATAAATTTTGCACTGAACAGAAGAAAACAAATGATTGGATTGGCAATAATCATCGTCTGACTGGTGTTATGGAATATAAGTGAATGGAAAACAGACTGCTTGCTAAGCAGTTGCCGGTAATACGGTTGCAGGTTCGAGTCCTGTATATTCCGTTGCGGGTTCTTTGTCCGATTGCGAATAATCGATCGAATTCTAGATTACTAAGAACCTGTTTAATCCATATCAATAGACAGTATAGGAATATACTTTCACTTTTTGTTGTTCGTGCCGTGGCTCCGGATATGTGAGTGCACAATTCTCGGATGTGCGATATAATCCCTCAAAATGGAGGGATTTATAAATGAGTTATGTAAATGTGGTTTTGGGTGGTAACTTCGTTTCTGTTGTTAGTGATACGCAAATAACAAAATCGGATGGTACGGTTTCAGAAAAAGAAATGAAAAAATTCTTAGTTACTGACCAAAAAGTATTGATAGCGACTACTGGAAATGCAGACGTAGCAAAAAGATTGTTTGATTTTTTTGAAGAACATCAAGGTCTGCAATTTAGTGCAGTAAGAATGCAAGTTGCTGCAATTTTAGAGCAGCTTCAAGGTGTGACAGATGAAGATGGTGGAAAAATATCGCAAAAAGTAATTGTTGCAGGTTTTGAAGACGGAACGTGCACTGCTACGGCATTTATAGTAGATTCATACCAAGATTTTCAGGTGATAAATTATGGACCAGGGAACGTTATCCATTTAACACCTGAAGATTATACTTTTGATATTGGCGAGTACTTCGGTAGGCTAAGAACGGATAAACTGAGTGATGTTGTAGCTCACCAGGAGAAAGCTTTGTTAAGAGTAAGCAGACAATCTCAACAAGTCAATAACACAATTAACAAGGAGGTGATGCTTTATGTTTAATTTTGATTTAAAAAATGCATTACAGAACGCGCCTTATAAGGCATTTAATAAAGAAGAACAAGCTAAACTAGATGGCAATATTTCACCCGTAAAGATTAAGCTGAATTAATGACTAAACCTGATTGTTTTTACAATCGGGTTTTTATTTTGCACTAAAAAGGAGCGACGACATGCACAAGAACTTAATGGGTAAGTTGATTAAGAGTAACAATGTCAATCGTGGGGAATACACGTACATTTATGGTGGTAAAGAATTGGTTGATATAGCTACTAACGGTGGTAAGCAATATTCACGCAACACGGCGTTTGATGGTCGATTCGATGAGAATGCATAGGTGTGCAGAGATTGGTTGCCACGAGCTGATTAAACCAGGTTGGACATATTGCCAGCCACACTATGAAGCACGCATGAAGAAGTATGTACATGCTAAGCAGGCAACGCGGTGCATACATATTACTAATTAAGGGAGGAGTCAGGTACATGGCTAAGATGACACGATGCAGATACGTCAGTCCAGCCGGTGTTAGATGCCACAGGTTGGCAGAGGAGCCAAAACAATACTGTGCTATGTACATCGAACATGAAGCGGAGTATCAAGCTAAGCGGAAGCAGTGGAACGTTAAGCACACGTCACAGTACTACCACAAGTACAACAAGACGCAACGTGTACGCAATGATACCAAGCAGGAACAAGATAAGTTCTACCGCACTAAGCAGTGGAAGAATGGACTAAGGCCAGCGGTGCTAGAGCGTGACAATTACTTATGCCAATACTGCAAGGCGAGTGGACGGATGACGCCAGGTAAGATAGTTGACCACTTCATTCCTTATGAGTTCGATCCAAGCAAGCGTGATGACCTAAGCAACCTAGCAACCATCTGTGCTGCATGCCACACTGGTAAGACACGTTGGGAGCAGGAGTATTACGGTACAGGAGCAGGGAACGAATTGAAGAACGTGGCAGCAGTGCCCAACATTAAGTACTTACCAGATTTTATGGATAGCGCTAAAACGCAATGAGAGCCGTTTTAAGCGTTTTTTTATTTTGTTAGGCAATTACTCGAACACGTTCTGAAAATCAAATGACCCCGCCCATGGGTGTCTCAAAAGAAAAGCACACACATTACTGTGTTCTTGTAGAAAAGTTTGATTTTGAAAAATTTTTAATAGGGGGGTACCCAGCAATTAAGGAGGTGATTTTAGGTGCCACGAAAAAGCTATGAAAGCGAGTCTGACGCGGTTTTGTCGCTGACACCGCCACATCACTTAGGCAAGATTGCAAGTGCTATGTGGCGTAAAATGGTGCCCGTACTTAATGCTTCAAACAAGATGGCTCCATTGGATAAGAATTTGGTTGAAATGTACGCAAGTCAATACGAGATTTATCGAAATGCCTATGAAGATATCAAAGAGAATGGTCAAGTTACCAAAGTTTACAAGACGGTGGTTAACCCAGTGACCGGTGATGTGATTGCTAACGATATGACGGGCTATAAGCGCAACCCAAGCACACAAATTTACTCGGATGCCGTTAAGCAGTTGAAATCATTAGGTAGTGAGCTTGGTTTATCACCTGCCAGCCGTGCTGAACTTATGCAATTGAGTTTGGACGACGGAAAAGACAAGCCAAGTGCTACGGAACAACTGCAAGCGCTATTGAATGGAGGTGGTGATGATGAGAGTTGATCTAACTCAATCACACGACGTTCTAGGTTGGTACCAGCAACTACATGGCAATTACGCAGATATCAGAACCAAATACAAGGACGCTGGAACAAAGTACGCATTCAGTGTCCTAGATGGTGATGTTCTGGCCGGCTACATGATTAAGCTTGCAGCGTTCCGGCATATTCAAGACTTGGTGCGTTCAGAAACAGATGATTCATTCGATTACCATTACAACGTCAGGGAAGCCAACAAGATACTTCAATTTGCGAGTGTATTTCCTGATGTTGATACCGGTGAACCAATGCCACTTATGCCGTGGGAAAAGTTTGCGCTAACTCAATTGGTTGGGTGGCGTGACCATCTTGGTAACAAACGATATACAACGGCTATTCTGTCAGTTGCGCGCGGACAAGGTAAAACTTATCTAATGGCTATTCTCATGGCCTATGACTTCATGATTGAGTCAATTGGATTGTCTAACCAAGACTATCTAGTTGCATCTATCAATTGGAAACAAACTAGTAAATTGTTCGGGTACATTGGAACAGCACTTAATAAGATGACGATGGTTGACCCATGGAAATCGTTGGCTACTGAATCAGGATTGAAAGTTCAAAATGACCAGATTGTTATGAAGAATTTCAACAATGTAATGCGAGCCATTGGTCATGAATCAGGTCAATACGACTCATTCCATTTTAAAACAGCCGTATTTGACGAGATTGGAGAGATTAAGAGTCGTGACAAGATTGCTAAGATCACATCTGGTCAGGTTAAAGTACCCAAAAAGCAATTTATTCAGATTTCGACCTCGTACCCTGACCCGACAGTGCCGTTCCATGACGACCAAAAAGCGGGTCAACAAATTATGGAACAAGATTGGAATCGCTCAAATGACGACAATTTGGTACTAGTTTGGGCACAAGATAGCTTGGATGAGACCTTTATGCCAGAAACTTGGGTGAAGTCTAATCCACTGCTCGACTTGGCTGGTCAACGGGAAGTTTTGCTAAAGGGTTTGACAACTGAACGCGACACAAAGATGCTGCAAGGTGATTTGCCAGCGTTCCAAACCAAAAACATGAACATGTGGCTGGCACAATCAACTGACAGCTTCTTAAACTTGGCTGATGTTGAAAGCGCTGTTGTTCCAGACTTCGATATACGTGGACGCCAAGTTTACATGGCTTCGACTACTCAATGATGTCCGATAACACAGCACTTGCGTTTGTTTATCCTTATGTTGATCCAGAAGGTAATGGACGATGGCACATTGAACAACACTCATTCATACCGTGGCATAAATCTGGTTCTATTGAAGCCAAAGAGAAGCAAGACGGTATCAACTACCGTGAAGCTGAACGACTTGGCTATGCCACCATTACTAGCCACGAACAAGGAATGATTAATGACGACGAAGTTTACGCTTGGTTGCTTGATTATGTTGAAGAAAATGACTTGGACGTGCTGTTCTTTGGTTACGATGCAATGGGAGCCACTAACATGGTGAAGATGCTGGAAAACAATTCAGTGTTCCCACTGCAACCAATTAGGCAGCGTACAGGTGAGCTGAAAGACGCCACCAAGTTCTTACAACGTATCTTTGTTGAGAATTCGGTTGACCGATTAGACGACATCACAATGGAAAAGGCATTGTTGAATGCCGTGCTACGTGAAGATAGTGTGGGAATTCAAGTTGATAAGACAAAAGCCACGCTAAAAATTGACGTTGTGGACGATATTATAGACGCCATGACACAAGCGATGTATCACTTTGAAGAGTTTGGAATGGTAAATGATGCCACATGGCAAGTTGAACACATGAGTGCACAGCAAGTTGCGGACTGGTTCAACAGCGCAGAAAGCGGGTTACTTGATGATTACTAAGAAAATTAAAGGATTGGCACGAGCGATTAGGGCTAGGTTGGACGTTATTTTGTTCAGCTTGGCACTAGTCGTTTTTGTTTTGACCATGTTTTTAACGATTAATGCACTGGTTGGTGGAATTTCGCTGACTATTGCACTTGCTGTTGCCGGATATGGCGTCGTGCTTATCGACAATGGCACCAACACTAACAGGAAGGAGTAACGGAGTATGGCAGTATTCAAGCCACCAAAGATTAGCAACATGTTCGCAGCTACTTCTGACGGTGGCAGTTTAGATGACGGCATTGTCAACTTTCTAACTGGTGGTAATTCAGATTATGTGTCTGTGCGTGAAGCAATTCATAACAGTGATTTGTACTCGCTGGTTTCACAAGTCAGTGGCGACCTTGCAAGCTCACGATTAATTGCGGATGCAACACGTGCACAGGGTATTTTGAATAACCCTGATCCACGAACTAACCCGCACGCATTTTGGCAGTCATTCTTTGCTCAAATGTTGTTCAACGGTGAAGCGTTTGCTTATCGTTGGCGCAATGCTAACGGACAAGATCAACGTTGGGAACAATTACGGCCTTCACAAGTTCAACCGTACATCACCGATAACGGTAGCGGGTTGTTATATCAAGTGTCATTCGATGAACCGATGATTGGGACGCAATTCTTTGGTCAGGGTGACATTATCCACGTTCGATTGATGAGTACAAACGGTGGTTTGACTGGTATCAGTCCACTCACGGCATTAAGCAACGAATTAAACGTAAAAAGAGAGAGCGACAAGCTCACAATTCAAGCGTTGAAGCAGTCGATTAATGCAAACGGTGTGCTGTCTATCAAGAATGGCGGTTTGCTTGACTGGAAAACCAAGGCATCACGTTCCAAGCAGTTCATGAGTCAATACACTGCTTCAAATGGCGGTCCAATTGTGCTCGATGATTTGGAAGAGTTTAAGCCGTTAGAAATCAAAAGCAATGTTGCAGCACTTTTGGGACAGGTCAATTAGACTTCGACCCAAATTGCTAAGGTTTATGGCGTACCAGACATTTATTTGAACGGTACAGGCGACCAACAATCGTCACTTGACCAAATCAAAGGGCTGTACGCAAACGCGCTTAATCGCTTTGTGAGTGCTGTTGTTGGTGACTTAAACACTAAGCTTTCAGCGAACATCACGGCAGACATGCGACCAGCTATTGACCCAATGGGTGATGACTATCTTGGTATGTTGGCAAATATTGTTAAGCAAGGGGCACTTGGCCAAAACCAATTTGAATATCTGGTGCGAAACCAAGGATATTTGCCTGATGATATGCCGGTTGCAATTATGCCTAAGCCAGTATTGAAGGGAGGTGAAAAGGAAGATGAAGAAAATTAACGTCAAGGGCGCTGTCATGGATAACGATAGCGCATGGTTTTATGACTACTTTGGCATGGACTATACAAGTCCTAAGTCAGTGGCAGACGTATTGAATGATGGTGAAGTTGATGATGTTGTGGTGAATATTTCATCACCTGGTGGTGACGTGTTCGCGGCCAGTGAAATCTATTCAGAGTTGAAGGCATATCCAGGCAACGTCACGGTCAATGTGCAAGGACTAGCAGCTAGTGCTGCATCTGTAATTGCGATGGCCGGGGACACGGTGAATATGGCTCCAACCGCTCAACTGATGATTCACAAGGCATCAACTACCCAAGGCGGCAACTCTGATGACATGGACAGTGCATCAGCAATGCTAAACAACACTGATAAGTCAATTGCGAATGCCTATCAACTAAAGACAGGTAAGTCACAAGCTGATTTGTTGCAAATGATGTCTAATGAAACATGGCTGAATGCACAAGATGCAGTTGATCAGGGGTTCGCAGACAGTATCTTGTTTGTAGATGAAAATGCGCCACTGGTGACTAATTCACTGGAAGCTGCATTGCCACCTAAGTCAGCCATTAACAAGCTGATGAACATCATAGCTAATGAGAAGCAAAAAGAAATGAATAACAAGACTGATAGCCAGCCTGTGGACGATTTGAAAGCCCGCAAGTTGGCTATTTTGCTAGACGAATAAATTTACGAGGTAAAAACATATGAATATTCAAACATTGAACAACGCCTGGGTTGAAGCTGGGCAACGATTGTCTGACTTGCAAAACAAGGCGGCTTTGTTGGTGAACGACGACGCAGCAGACGTTGACGCTATTAACTCAATTAAGAACGACATCGAAGTTGCAAAGGCTAAGCGTGACTTGGCGAAGGACAACTATGATCGTGCCGTTGAAGACCAAGCACATGCAGTTTTAAACGACCCAGACGCTGGCAAGAAGCCATTGAACGACGAAGAGGTCAATATCAAGGACAAGTTTGTTAAGGACTTTGTCGGAATGATGAAGAATTACCCAAAGGTGGTCAACTTGGTTTCATCATCAACTGACGAAAATGGAAACGCAATTGGTTTGACGATTCCACAAGACATTGAGACGGCTATCAACACGTTGAAGCGTCAATATGATTCATTGGAGCAATATGTCAACGTTGAAAAGGTTGGAACGCCTAACGGTTCACGTGTATTTGAGAAGTGGTCGGACATCACGCCATTGACTAACTTGGATGCAGAAGATGGTGTAATTGCCGACAACGACTACCCTAAGCTATCAACCGTCAAGTACTTGATTAAGCGTTATGCAGGTATCACGACGGTAACTAACACGTTGTTGAAGGATACGGCAGAAAACATCTTGGCATGGTTGTCATCATGGATTGCGAAGAAGGTTGTTGTTACGCGTAACACTGCCATCATCGCTGTTATGAACGCAGCACCAACTAAGCCAACATTGGCAACGTTCGATGACATCAAGAAGATGGCGTTGACTGCTGTTGACCCAGCTATCCGTGCAACGTCATTCTTCATGACTAACACGTCTGGTATTGCTGTTTTGGCAACGGTTAAGGACGCAGACGGACGTTACTTGTTGCAACGTGATGTTACTCAACCTGAAAACTACATGATTGAGGGTAAGCAAGTAATCGAAATCGCTGACAAGTGGTTGCCTTCAAACAAGGGTGCAATGCCTTTGTACTTCGGTGACTTGAAGCAAGCTGTAACGTTGTTTGACCGTGAGAATATGTCGTTGTTGTCAACTAACATCGGAGGCGGTGCCTTTGAGAAGGACTTGACTAAGCTACGTGTTATTGATCGTTTCGATGTTAAGACAACCGATGCCGATGCATTTGTGGCGGGGTCATTCACGACTATTGCTGACCAACCTGCAAAGACTGTTCAACAAGCTGCTGCAGCCGGAACGCAAGCTTAATAGGCAGGTGAGTTAAATGACGGTCAATATTGAACAATTCAAGACACTAATGCGCGTTGATTTTGCTGATGATGACGCAATTATCAATGGCTACTTGTCTGCAGCTGAAAATTACATCCAGGATGCAATTGGAACGGATGACAATTTCTATGCTCAACCTGCTGTTGTTGACCGTTACGAAACTGCTGTCTATGCCTATGCTGGCACGTTATACACGTACCGCATCAGTATGACAGAAACTAGAGCCATTGGTATGGATGCTACGGTTAATTCTATTGTTGGCCAATTGCGTGGTAAGTATGCAGAATGGGAGGAACAACATGAGAGCAGCTGAGTTCAATCGCAAGGTCGCGTTTGGTACTGTGGAATCTAAACAGAATGCTAATAATGGTTCTATTCATAAAGTTTTTGTGGAACAATTCAGTGTATGGTGTGCACCTAAACTCCGCACGTTGAACCAACAGTATCAAATTCAAGGTACAGCACTCGATAATACTAAGGTCATCGTGGTACGCCATAACACCGATGTGGAAGGTATTAAGGTAGCCCAGATTGATGGCGTGATGTATGACATTGTGCAATACTCACCTGATGAATCTAATGCCATTATTGCGTATGACTTCGTTACATTGAAACGGAGGGCATAGGTATGGCCGAGGAATCATTGGAATCAATCTTGAATGCCTTTATTGAAGACGCTGAAGCATTATCAACCAACATGACGGTAGAGGATAAGGCCAAAGTTACTAAGGCAGGCGCAGATGTGTTTGCTAAGGAGCTTGAAGCTGAATATAAGGCTAATCACTACCGCCATCGTACAACGGGTAAAGACCCACACTTAGCTGATTCAGTTATTGCGCAGAATACCAACGTAGACGGCATGAAAAATGGCTCATCAACAGTTGGGTTTTCAAAGGATAAGGCATACATTGCCAACTTCATTGAGAATGGTACGAAATTTCCGATGTACACAGCAAAAGGACGTAAGTATAAGAAGGGTGGCCAGGTTGCTATTAACGGTGACCATGCCATCGATAACCTACGTAACGACTCCCAATTGCAAGCTAAGATGGTTGAAGCACAAGCAGAGGTATACAAGCAGATTATCGATAGGAGTAACAAATAATGACACCAGTGGAAGAAATTAGTAACGTGGTTCATTCGGTTTTCCCTGATTGGCAAGTATACTTTTATGCTATTCCTGAGGAAGTTATCGACAAAAAGAATGTCACCCAAGTGCTGATTACTGAGAGCAACTCAGACATCACGACATACGGTGGTAACACGTTCAATGAGATGGCCTTTGGGTATCGTTTACAAGTCTTCTACGGGCTTGACGAAGAGAACCTTATTGGTAAAGAGATAAAGATGTACAAGGCCTTAGAAGCCAAGGAATGGCGTATCACGGACAGTCAGCCACGGTATTTGGATATTAGCCAAACCGATGGGCAACAGATGATTAAAAATATCGAAGTAAACAAAACACTAACACTTGATGAGCTTGACCAATAACGGTTGGCTCATTTTTTTGAAAGGAATTACATTTTATGGCTATTGCAGGATTGAAGCTTATCACATTGGCATTGCGTGATAAGGAAACTGGAGAACTATTGAAGGGTGACTAAGGGTTGTCAGCAGACGGTCTTTTCCCTGTAACCACAGCAATGCTTGGTTCAAAGAGCGCTAACATTACTAACATTTCAGCTAATGGTACGCCGGTATATGGTAACAACGCTAAAACCGACCAAACACAAACGAAGGGTGAGCCATCAGTTGCGTTGGACTTTAATGACCTACCATTCGACATTAAGCAAAAGTTGTTGGGACGTATCTCAGATGGTAAGGGTGGATTCCTACAAGGTGACCGCCCACGAGTTGCTTTGACGATTGAGACGCAAAACATCAAGCGTACTAAATCAATTTGGTTCGGATTTGCTAACGGTGAGGTACAAGAGACTGCAGCCAACGTACAAACTGATACGAACAACGAAGTCCGTGTTGATGACCAACTGACATTCACTTCATTTGGTGTTGAAGCATGGAACAACGAGGCGATGAAGGTTTATTCAGACATTGACGCTAAGTTCGACAAGGCAGCCATGCAAGCTGATGTGTTTGGTGTAACAGGCGGTTCAACGTCTGCCACGCCCAGCGGCGTATAAGGTCGTTCCAATTGTCCTACAGCCACGACAATAAAGAGGCTCAAACGGGGTGAGAAGCCCAATATGAACAGGAGTTCACTTGAATAATCAGGTGAGCTCCTTTTTTTGTACCCAAGAAAGGATATAACGATGAAAATTTCATTTAAAGAACTGCGCAAAACTCCATTTGAAGTTAAGGCCAGTGTCAAGAATTTGAAGAAGACATATGCCATTCAATTGAAGCTGGCAACGCTGGAAGATTCTATGCAAGAGGACGCACCAGTTGAATCTCTACAAGCTGTGTTGGGTGCACTGGACGGCGTTACTGAATACGTTGTCGACATGTTGAAGCTTAAGCCAGCTGAGATTGAAGCACTTGAAGACTTGGGCCAAGAGGACGTTATGGCAATTGCACAACGCTTGAACATGCGCTTGATGGGTATGTCAGAAGCTGAGATTAAGAAGGCTTTGACGGAAACTGATGACGAGGGTTTAGAGTAACCCCGATTGAACGAGTGATGACATACACAAACCATCTGGCTGATCTAAGAATGTTTGAAAAAGATACGATGCAGAACCTGCACTGGTCTTTAGATGACATCGAAGAAGCTGATTATGCAGAGTTGATGGAAGTCATGAATGCTTCAGAAGACGATAAAATGCAGAATCCAGATGCCATGATGAACCTGTATCAGTCACTTGGATAAAAAAGAAAGGAGGTACACATGGCAAAAGAAAAAGTAGCTGGCTTAATGTCGACAGAGATTGGCCTGAACACCACTAAGGCCACAGAATCACTTAACCAGTTGAAGTCAGCCGTTAAGGATTCAACAAACGAGTGGAAGCAAATGGAAAGCCAGATGAAACAATCTGGTGATGAAATTGGGGCGTCTGAAGCTAAGTACAAAGGGCTAACACAATCAGTTAACCAACAGCAAGATGTGCTTCAAAAGTTGCGACAGGAGCAAGCTGAAGTTAACCGTTCAACTGAAGCTGGTGAGAAGACATATCAGAAATACGCTAGTCAAATAACCACGGCAGAGCGTCAATTGAACTCTATGATTGCGCAGCAAGCCAAAGCCAAGCAGGCCTATGAGCTTCAAGAGTCTGGAATTACTGGCCTTAACAAGGAAATCCAGCAGTCAATTAAAGAGACAGACGCTTACGTAGAGCGATTGAAGGCCGAAGGTAAGGAAGAAGAAGCCCTTAAAGCTAAAAAAGAAGGCTTATCACGTACCCTTGACAAGCAATCTCAACTGTATGAAGCCCAGTCACGACAACTTGAGAAGATGACCAAGTCTGGTGATGCTTCGAGCGAGTCAATCAGCAAGCAAAAAATTGCACTTGATAAGACAGCTACATCAATTGCTAAGGGTAAGCAAAGCCTTGAAGAATTGGATTTAGGACAATCTAAAATTGGAAAAAACGAAGGCGCTACCGAAGCGGGTGGGAAGTTTGAGAAACTAACTGGCGCAGTTGATAAGACCAAATTGGGGCTTACGGCCACCGTTGCAGCTGCAGGTGCTGCACTAGCTGGTGTGTCTAAACTAGTGTCGGCTGTCTATGATCAACAGTCACAAGTATCAGCTTTACAAGCTAAGACAACAGGTTCTTACAAGGAATCTAAGGAAGCTGTCGCAGCTATCAACAAGCTGTATGCCCAAGGTTACGGTGAATCAGTTGAAGATTTGACTGAAACTTACACCAAGTTGAAGCAAATGAACCCAAAGGCTGAGGTTGGTGAACTGGCAGAGCAAACGAAGCTGGTAACCCAATATTCAAAGGCTTCTGGCGCTGATACTGAAGAAGTATTGAAGGGTGCCCAGAATGCTACAAAAGCATGGAACATGAGCTACCAAGAATACTTCGACAATTTGTTCACTTTGCAGAAGCAAGGTGGTGACGTGGGTGGAGAGATTTCCGACAACATGGCTGAATATTCACAGGTGCTTGGTCAAATGGGGTTGAGTGCTAAAGATCCATTCAGCATGATTGCCAATGGTATCAAGACCGGTGCTTATAACGGTGACAAGTTGCTGGACTTCACCAAGGAGTTCTCTATCAGCTTGAACGATGGTCGTATGGACGAAGCGATTTCCTCATTCTCTAAGAAGTCTCAGGACATGTTCCAAGGCTATAAGGACGGTAAGGTCACAGCTGGTGATATGTTCAAGCAAATCACTGGTGAGATGGGTAAGATGACCGACAAACAGAAAGAAGCCACACTTGCTTCTAATCTGTGGAGTGCTTTGGGTGAAGATAATTCACTGAAGGTACTCGAGTCGCTTGGTAAGCAGAACAAAGCCTTTGAAAACGTTTCAGGTACTGCTAAGAAGATATCTGACCAACTGAAGGAGTCTAACCCGTTTGAACTTATGAAGCGTTCAGCGGAGGCGTCAGTCAGTTCAGTAACAATGTCAGCCACTGAGACGAAGAAGTTTAAGAAGGCACTGGAGCCACTTCAGAAGGCTGTGAAGAACTTTATCGACACGATGGTTAAGAACATGCCAGCAATCGTTAGGGCAATCACACCCGTGGTTAACTTTGTTGCAGGCCACGGTAAGCTGATTTTGGAACTTATGACAGCTATGTTAGCCTTGAACTTCACTGGTAAAGCTATCAGTGGCTTAAGTAAATTGCATGACGCTGTCACAAGCACCATATCAGTTGCCCAAAAAGTAAAGGACAGCAAAGCCTTTGAATGGTCAGCAAAATTAGGCAAAAAGTCCTTTGATAAGTCATGGGGAGCCATTAAGACAGTTGGTTCAACGGCTAATAAATGGGGCAAATCTGCCTTTAGCTGGACTGCCAACTTGGGTAAGAAAGCATTCACGAAGAGTATTGGTGCTATTAAGACAGCCTCAATTGCAACTGGCAAGTTGATTGGTAAGTCATTGAAGTGGACAGCTTCAATTGCTACCAAAGGCGCTAACTTGGCTATGGCTGGGCTTGTGAAGACGGCTAAGGCAACAGGTACAGGTATTTAGTTGGCATTCAACTTCCTTAAGGCTAACCCACTTATTTTGTTGGTAACAGCTATCACGGCCGTTGTTGTTGCATTGGTTGAGTTGTATAAGCACAATAAAAAGTTCCGACAGTTCGTAGATGGTTTGGTGAAGTCTGCTAAGCAATTCTTTGAAGGAATTACGAAGTGGTTTGGTAATGCGTGGTCATCAGTAACGAAGGCTTACAACTCATTCAGTCGTAGCTTCATTAAGGGGTGGCATTCATTCACTGATGGCATTGGCAGAGCTTGGAATAATACGTGGTCATACGTTGGAAACGTATTCGATAAGTACATCAATGTGTACAAGCGTATGATCAAGACATTTACTGATTTCTTTACAGGAAACTGGGGAAATCTCGGTAAAGATATTCGTGGTATCTGGAATGCACTGTGGGACTATGTAGAGTCAATTTTCGGTAAGAAGGTTGGGTCTATCAAGCATGGCATCGAAGGCTTTGGCTCTAAGATTTGGGGCACTTTCCAAACCATCAAGGACAAGGTATCTGGATTCTGGTCTGACATGTGGAACGGCTTAAAGGACTTTGCTCGTAATGGTATCAATAACGTTATTGGCGTAATCAACAATGGTATCGGTGGCATTAACACAGTTATCCATACGTTCGGTGGTAAGAAGGAAGCCATCGGTAAGATTCCTAAGTTTGCCAATGGTACAAAGGGTGCCCCTAAGGGGTTGGCAATTGTTAATGACGCCCCAGGAGAGCATTACCAAGAAGCGATCATCGATAACTCTGGGCGTGCCACTGTGCTTGAAGGACGTAATCGATTGGTTAATTTCTCAGGTGGTGAAACAGTTATCCCAGCCCATGCACTACCTAAGTTTGCCAATGGTACTGATAACTGGCTTGATACTGCAATCGGCTGGATTTCCGATAAGTGGGACAAGTTAACGGAGTTCATTGCACACCCAATCAAGGCTTTGGGTAATGTTATGAATAAAGCAGTTTCTGGTATCACAGGAAGCCCTCTGGTAACGAACATCGCACCAGCTATGGCCAATGGGTTGGTTCAAGGTATTGCAGACCCAATCGTTAACATGTTCAAGTCTTTGAAGAAGAAGCACGAAGATGAAGACGTGGTTGCACAAGCTGGTGAAGGTGCTATGTCGAAGGAGTCCTTCAATAAGACAGCTCGTAAAGCGGCCAGCATGATTGGAGAGCACCTATCAGGCGCAGACTTAGCACAGCTATGGTCACAGGCTATGTTTGAGTCAAACGTTAACCCAAGTATCAATACAGGTTACGATGACCATGATGGTACTGGTAAGCCACGAGGGCTGTTCCAATATAAGGTTGGGACGTTTAACGCTTGGAAGTACCCAGGCCACAACAACATTCTGTCAGCCTTAGACCAGTTCCTTGCTGTGTTTAACATGGTGGATTGGCGTTAAGCTTTGGCACCAACTGGTGTTAAGCGTGGTTGGGGGCCTTGGGGAGCCAAGAGATTTGCCAATGGCGGTTGGATTAACTCACGTACGTTTGCAGAAATGGGTGAAGAAGGGTTCCCAGAAGTGGTTATCCCAATGAATCCATCACGTAAGCCACGAGCCAACCAATTACTTGCAGAAGCTAACCAACGTATCAATGGATCACAAGGACAACAGGTTATGGTTCAGTCTAATACAGCACAGTTGGAGCAAAAGTTTGACAACGTAATCACGTTATTGTCAGTCATGCTTGGCGTTAACCAAGACCAGCTCAAGGCAATGCAGGCTCAAGGTGGTATAAACTTACCCAACCTGATGAATCAAATGGGCATGGCTCAAGCAACACACAATTATCAATCAATTTAATGAAAGGATATGCCTGTTATGAAATTATTCGTAAAGCCATACGGTGGCCAAGAATATGACTTGACGGCCAGACTTCCATCTGTCAAGTTTCTGGATATGAAGTCATCAGCACCCCAGTTATCAGGTGACTGGCTAACCATAGCCGGCTCAGATGGCCAACGGTTACAATCAGCCACCTATGGATCCAACCAAGTCACCGTGTCATTGTTTATTAAGGGGCGCAACATGGCTGATTTCAGGTTGCTTAAGGCAGAGTTGAACCGTGTCTTTTACCAGCGTGGCCTAATGCGCCTTAGAAGCACGCTGGAACCATTTAAGACGTTTTGGGTAATGGCTAACCCAACTGACATCACACCGATTCAAGCTTCATCACAAGGGACGGTAGACCTTGTGTTCACCAATCCAAGTGGACTGGCACAGAGTTTGGTCAGGTCAGATAAGTTACCTGATGACTTAGGCAGTTTGGGGTTCGGTATGAATCTACCAGCCAGGCCGTTGAGCTATGTTAGTACCAGTAATCAGTTCAACATTTACAACCCTTCAGATGTGGCCATTGACCCATACGTCAACCACCATGATCTGGTGATTACGGTAAAAGGTTCGGGTGCATTTACTTTGACAAATCAGACGAATGGCACCAGTATCAAGCTGAATAAGGCGATGACCACCAGTGACACGTTCGTATTGAATGGTGTGGTACCAACGTTGAATGGGTCAACTGACGTAGATACGGACTTTGGGCACATCGAATTGGAACGTGGAGATAATGACATTCGTTTAAGTGGACTAAGCAGTGCCAATGTTACCTTCAGCTTCCCATTCTTGTACTTCTAAATGGCATACAGCAAAGATAAGGTAGTTATTCAATCGAGGGACGGTAAGTCCACACAAGCGTTATCCTCATTGAATTTCAGCACGTTTTGGCTCACCCGTACGAAGAATGAAGCTTACCAAGTTGATTTCCAAGCGTATGACGATGGATCACTTGGGTTTGCCTTGTTACAAGTGGAGAATCTGGTGCAATATGACGGTCAAACCTACGTGATTAAACAGGTGACTGATGACAACACTGGTGGTGTTCACAACGTAACAGTTACGGCAACACACATTTTTTACCAGCTCAACAATCGGTTCCAGTACAACGTTAGACGGGGTGATAATTCGTTCAGTTTGACTGACGCCTTAAACTTTCTACTCACAGATATTGGCGATGGATACTTATATCAGATTCATGGTAAGTTAGATAGCAACAAGACGCTAATGGATTTTGGTAACACGTCAATTGTCGAAGGGTTGTCGACAATCAAGAGTGCATTTGGTGTATATGCCATCGTACCTAATAACAAGGTCATTCACTTGTACGACAAAGATTCATATGTGATCAATACCCGCAAGGTATTCAGGTATCGTAATGATACTGCCGCAGTACAACTACAGTATGACGCAACCAGCATTGTGAATACCGTGCAAGCTGTATCAACCATGGAACAACCAGCATTTACACCCTTCAAGGTACAGGACGCAGATTCAGTTGCTAAGTGGGGTGTCAAAGAAGGCGCCCGTGTTGAAAGTGACAAGATTACCTCAACAGACGCCATGAAGAACTTGGCTTCCCAGTCGTTTGTCTTAGAGCCATCGTTGGCTATGACAGTTACATCAGCTGGGAATGAAGACGTTGCTTTGGGTGAAAATTGGACAGTACAGATGCTTGATAACGGGTTCCAGACTTCCGTTGAAGTGGTCAGCATTGTCAAAGCACCGTTTGCGACAACAGCGGTACAGATTACCTTGAACAATACCCGCAAGAATTATCTGGACGCACAAAAGGTACAACAATCAGCCATTAACACGGCAAAAAAGAACACAGGGACAACAGGTAACATGTGGGTTATCGGAAAGGTGGACAGCTAATGACATTAAATGGAATCGATATATCAAACTGGCAGGCTGGCATTAACCTAAGCGCTGTCCCAGCTGATTTCGTCATTATTAAAGCCACCGAGGGAACTACCTATGTATCAACCGAAGCTGATACGCAGTACCAAGGCGCTAAGTCAGCAGGCCGGTTGTTAGGTGTGTACCACTTTGCAACTGGTGATGGTGCTGTGGAAGAGGCTAAGTTCTTCCTGAGTAACATTCGAGGGTATCTTGGAGAGGCCATCTTGGTGTTGGATTGGGAAGGTGCTGTTGTAACGCAAGGTGTTGGTTACGCTAAGGCCTTTTTGGATTACGTGTACCAACAAACTGGAATCAGGCCCCTGATTTACATGAGCAAGTCAGTCACAAACAGTTACGACTGGTCAACGGTGAGTGCCAATTATGGTCTCTGGGTCGCCCAATATGCAGATTCAACCCCCACTGGGTACCAAGATGATCCATGGACGGACGCTAAGGGTTATGGTTCATGGAGTGGACCAGCAATATTCCAATACGCTTCAACGGGGCGCCTAAGCGGCTATGATGGCAATCTGGATTTGGACAAATTCTATGGTGACACCGCAGCATGGCAAGCCTATGCTAAGTCGGACCATATGACACCAGACCCTGAGCCAACACCAGAACCACCTAAGAGCACGCCAATCGTGCAATATGCTGATCCCGATGGAAATAAGGCCTATGCGTATACCCACTGGCAAGCTATTGAAGGTAAGCCTGACTTGAGCACAGTGGTGTTGACCAGCCCGAATGGTACCAAGTATCAGTTGCAGGTTGACGATAAGGGAGCGCTGACAACAAAGGTGGTGAGTGAATGATTTTAGATTTACCAAAGCGTATTTCTGGGGCTGATGATACATCTCGCCAGATTTACCAAGCGTTCTACGATGTGGGCATGATTACAGATGTGCCTGCACCAATGAATACACTGAACATTATAGAATACAACGAGCAAGCATTCTCAGAAATTGGGAGTGCTTTAATTTTGCTCAAAAATAACCTCAATCGATTGGTGGACATCTTTAATGAGTACCATTTTGTCGATATGGAGGGCATACAGGCCAAAGGACATGAATACTGGGGCAGCGATCTAAGCGGTTTGGGGGAATCTTATGATGATTTCAACAGCCACTTGGTTGCTATGGAAAATACATTGCAAAACATGGTTGAGATTATGATTCTCAACGGTTTAATCGAAAGGAATTAAGAAAATATGGCTAATCAAGCACAATCACAAGGTCGCTATGCCGTTGTCAACACGTTGCTAGACACAACAGATGTGACGTTGATTGACTCACTATCAGGACGTCAGGGTGACAATGGGCGTATCGTTTACTTTGCTATCAAGGACGGCAACTTGCCACATAACTTAGACGGACAAAACGTTGTTCTTACAGCAAAGGATTCAGCAGGTAAGGTCAAGCAAATTTCTGGGGTTCACGACATGATTTCAGCCACTGGAGGTTTGTTTTCAATGCTAATCCCAGGAGAGATGTACCAATCAACTGGTGACATTGAAGAGGCTTACATCAGTGTTCAAGACGGCGCTGGTACGGTTATCAGCTCAATCCCAGTAACATTCACGGTTATCGCTAACAACATTTTGTTTACGTCTAACGCTTCAAAGGACTACATCGATTCAGTACAACAGGCTATTGATGAAGCCAACTCAAGTATCAGTGGTTTGAATGACAATATCAAGGCACAACAACTTGCTTATGAAACGTTGAAGACCTCAGTTGAGAATCTGGCAGGGCAAATCGACTCCAAGCAAGTAGCTTTGCTGAACGTTGAAAATCACTTCACTGAAACAACTACGTTCGACAAGGGTATTACAGCAAGCAATGTAACTTCTAACGGTGGAGTTACGGCAAAGACAATCAGCACGCCTAACTTTAAGTCAGACGGAACTTCTATCCAACAATCAAGGGACGGAAAGACTTGGCACAACTTGGCGGACGATGACGGTGTTGTGCATAACTCTGGAAATGAAGTTCTTGCAGGGGATAAGACGTTCACCGGTAACACGACGATGGCTAACCTTAAAACGTCAAGTATCAAGACCGGCTCTGTTACTGCAAACGGGTTAAGAATGGACTTCCGAGAGTTTGCAGCCGGCGTAGAGGTTTGGTTTACTGGTACCTTCACAGGTGATGCGTCGTATTCATGGCACAACTTGGGTCAAATGCCTAGCAACATAACAAAACCTTTCAGCTACGTAACGGCGGTTATGGGCGGTCGTAGTGGGATTGGTGGGGTTTCTACTCAAACAGATCAACTTCTTATGGTCCACATTACTAACACAGGGCAGATTCAGTATTAATTGCGCCACGGTGTTGAGAATAACACCACAGACTACAAAGGTATTGTTTTATACGTTGAGGGCTCTGTCAGCTACTTTAAGTGATAAAAGAAAGGCGTATGATATGGGATTTTTTCCACACGACTTAGCGGGCTGGCTCACAGTTCTGGCAACCCTAAGTGGTGCAATGTGGTTCGTGATAAAGATGACCTTTGTTAAATCAATCGACAGCTTGAATAAGACAATTGCCGGTTTGCAGGACACTTTGAAAGGCTATGATTCACGCATTGATGACCACGAGAAGCGTATATCTATAATCGAAGATTGGAGGGAACATCACGATGACAATGAATAACTTAATAAACCTTGTAGAAGCGTTGTGGGAGAGTGGAATCTTACCAGCGCTTTTAATTTTGGGCATTGGTTGGCTATCAGCACGATTTGCCCGCAATAAGAGGCTCACAGCCTTGTTAGATATTGCAGAACATGCAGTGAATTGGGATCAGGTGACCTTCGATGGTGGCCAAACGCAAAAAGCACAAGCCATCACGATGGTTACAGATTATCTTATGAAAGCTGACAAGGCACACCTGTTCACTGCTAAGCAGATTGATGAAGCTATCGAAACTGCCGTGAAAGACATGAAAGGACAAAAATAAATGACAGTATCAGTAAGTTTTGACACACCGCAAATTCAGGTAAATAACAGCAGTACGGGTATTCAACTATCCCAGGTAATCTTGCCTTATTCAATCCGTAACTCAAAAGACTTCAGCCAATACTTGGGTGGCCAGATGACACTAGGACAATCCGATGGAATTAAGTTGACTGACAACACGAAGGACTGGGAACGCCTTGGCCTGGCTAAGATCAAGAACATGGTGGCTGACGCAGAAATCTATGTGTCAGACCCAATCATTGAAGTTGCTGAAGAACTACCAGCAAGCTCAGCGACAGAAGCACCAGTAAATTCAGCAGATGATTCAGTAACAAGCTCAGAAGCTCCTGTAGCAAGCTCAGCATCTATGGTATCAAGTTCAGCTTCCGCTCAGATAACAACAACACCTTCAGAATCAACAACGGAGGAATAAACTCATATGAATAAATTGCTAAAAAGCGCTTTGGCTTCGGCTGGGGCGCTTTTAATTATGGGATCAGTACCATCAGTACATGCTGCCAAAGGCGACCAAGGTGTTGATTGGTCGATCTACCAAGGTTCACAAGGTAAGTTTGGATATGGTCAGGATAAGTTCGCAATCGCGCAAATTGGTGGTTATCACGGGTATATCTATGATCAATCTACTTATGCCACGCAAGTCCAATACGCAATTGCTCAGGGCAAGCGCGCTCACACGTATATGTGGTGGCAAGATATTACAGATTATGCAACTGCTGATAAGGTATTGGACTACTTCCTGCCAAAGGTACAGACGCCAAATGGTTCAACCGTTGCACTTGACGTTGAGAGTGGCGGACAGAACACTGACGTAATCATGCACGCCTTGCAACGTATTAAGGACGCTGGATATACGCCTATGGTCTATGGTTACAAGAACTACTTGCAAGATTCAACTGACTTGCAACGTATCGCTAATTCATACGAGCTTTGGCTTGCTGAATATCCAAACTATGAAGTGACACCAGAGCCTAATTACAACTATTTTCCATCGTTTGATAACGTTGGACTGTTTCAATTCACATCGACTTATGTTGCCGGTGGGTTCGACGGTAACGTTGACTTGAGCGGTGTTACTGATAATGGATACAAGAACGGTAATCCTAGCAAGCCAAACACGGACACGCCAGCTGTGGTTGCCGGTAAGGAAGCCGACAACACTCCAAAGTCAGATATTGCAGCGGGAATGACCGTAAAGGTTAACTTCAGCGCAACAAACTATGCGACTGGTGAAGCTATTCCTGAGTTTGTTAAGGGTGAACCACACAAGGTGTTAGAAGTTGATGGCGACCGTGTGTTGCTTGATGACATCTATTCTTGGGTATCAAAGAAGAACGTCGAAATCTTGGACGCTAACACGCAAGATGACTCGGCAGAGTTTAACGGTGTATTCGTACTAGATAGCTGGCAATACGAGTTGGGTGGTGTGTACGTTCGAAACAATGACATGTCAATTCCTGTGGCAGACTACCACAACGATATGCCGGCTGTATCAGTAACGTTGACCGACCGTCATGGTAACCCATTGGCGGACCAAAACGGCCTTGGCAACAACGGAGTTCCGGAATACTTCACTTTGAATGGACGATACAAGGTATTGCAACGTGTTGGATCATCAATTGAAGTAGAGATGAATGGTGAGGCGGTCTGGTTGAAGTCTGCATTCGCTAACTAGTTTTAAATTGGACCAACCTGTGACATTGAAACAGATACGCAAGTTGGCCCATATATAAATTAAGCCCGCTGGATTTGGATGAACTTCCTTGTCTGGCGGGCTTTTCTGTATTAAAATTGACATTCAATATGGTGCCGCATATAATGAAGGCATATCAAGTCCCCGGGCAATTATGTTCGGGCTTTTTTTATAGTAAAGTTGGAATTAAAAATGAATATACAAGATGAAGATCAAAAACTTGTAAATGTTTTTAGTGATCGAAAGATGACAATCGATTCTGAAAATGCAAGTATCTACATTAAAAATATCGGATACTATAAGTTAAAAGAATACGCAAAGCCATTTGTAAGGGATGGCCTATATGATGGACTACTATTCAGCAGTGTGTTAAAACGATATTTTTTTGATAAAAACCTAAGAATACATTTATTACATATTATTGAAATGATTGAACTAGCCTTTAAAAACAGTCTTGCCGAGCTAATAGGTAATGACTCTGGCCCATTTGGATATTTGGACTTTTTAGTTTGGGCTGATCAAGGACGTTATACCTCTGAGTATATTAT